ACAATTAATTGCACATGGTTTTAGAAATGGTGATGGTAATATAAAAAATAACGTAGGTATAGATGTAGATAAAGATATAATTAGAGAATTACATAATATAAGAAAAAAAGCTTGGAAAGATACTGCTACACTGATGAGTCGACTTATCCAAAAAAATCTTAAAAGCAAAAAAGCAGAATTACCCGCAGAAATGCAGCAAGTCAAAGAACAATTAGCAAATTTTAGTATTAATTCGTTAAATAGCTGATTTTACTCCTTCCAGATTGCTCTCTAACACCCTTGTAATTTAGTCCCTATACGTTTCTACCCTTGAAAAAACCTAAAGATTACCTCGTCTATGACCCTTTGCAAAAATGCAACTATAGAATCCTAAACGGAAAGCGGTTATGGTTACAGCCAAGACCTAAAGAAGTGTACCTGTCTAAAAAAGAGCTAAAGTGTGGACAGTTACCAATCTCGCTATGACCACAACACCAGACTTACCAATATTCTCACCAGAGGATATAAAGCAATCAAGGATAATAGATTTAACCCTATATAAAAATAACCCTAGAGTACACAGTGATGTTCAAATAGAAAGATTAGCAATCTCACTTCAGGAGTTTGGGTTTACTAATCCTGTGTTAATTGATGATATGGGTAATGTTGTTTGTGGACATGGTCGTATTGCAGCTGCAAAAAAAATAGGACTAGAGACAGTTCCTACTATTACGCTTTCCCATCTAACACCAGATCAGCGCAAAGCTTACATAATTGCAGATAATCAGCTGGCTTTAAACTCTAGTTGGGACGATGACATATTGAAGCATGAACTAGAAGCGCTCATGGAAAATGGATTTGACCTATCTGTTTTAGGCTGGGGCGACGATGTGCCTACCTTTGCTGATGATCCAGATTATGGATCACTAGATGACTTTGAAGACCCAACTGACAACCTAGCTAACGATGTTTATAAAGCAATACAGATAGAATTTAGACCAGAAGATTATGAAGAAGCAAAAGAAGTAGTAGCGGAAGCAAGAAAAAAAGGTATCTATATAGGCCAAGAGCTAGTAAACGCGCTTAAGTCGTTAAGCTGATGAAGTTAACCAAAACTTCTTTAAACGGAGTTCAGTTCTTCTACAGAGAAGGCTACTCCGATATTAAGACTTTCATAGAGGTTTTATCTAATCAATCTTACCTAAAGAAAGGTATGGAAGTTCTTAATAATGAAAGCTGGCTAGATTGTGGCGGTAATGTTGGTGCTTTTTCTTTACTAGCAGCTTCTAAAGGTGCATCTGTAATTACTTATGAACCAGACCCTTTTAATTGTGAATTAATTGAAAAAAATGCAAAACTTAATGGTTTTCAGAATGCCATAACAGTTAAACAAGCTGCTTTAGTGCATGATTTTAGAAAAGATACAACTCTATCTATTGCTCAAAATGGTAACGTATGGCGCAATACCATAATGAAAAAGAAGAGCAATAAAGCTATAAAAGTACCTTGTCTAAACTTTGATGAGGAAGCTGTACTAGCTGATAACTGCAAGATGGATATAGAGGGGGCTGAAATACCAATACTTACCCATACAAAAAGCGACTTTAATAAACTGGTCTATGAATGGAGCTTTGATATTGACCCAATGCTGCCAAAGATTTGGAAAGTAATAGAAAAGCAAAAGCTAAAGTATAAAGTTGAGGCACCATACAAAACAATCCATTACGAGGAAAGAGATATAAATATGTGGGGCGAAAGCTGGTTTCCGCCATGCATTATGGTTTATTGTTTTAGGAGATGAAACTACCTGAACTAATCCTGAAGCCTGTAACTTCTCCTTTGAAGATTGGAGATAGTGTAGGCGGTTTCGAGCCTAATATTTTTGAAGATTGCATTCTAATAGACCCAGATGGTACTCCTGTGGGTTTGTTTATAAAAACTTTGCCAGACGATTTACAGAACCTTGTGAATATAGCTGACAGAGAAATACATACTAAACGCGTACCTAAATCAGAAATGAAAAGGTCTAGCGGCCTGCATAACAAAAAAGCTGAAGTATTGCAGTATTCAACTATCTTAGGTTCATGTCCACCTAAACCACACATGAGAAGGCCATACGCTTCTAGATCATCTGTTCATTCAGTAAAGTCTGCTAATACTTTTGTTAAAGCTATGTATGCAGCGGGTATCAAATCTTTTGAAATAGTAAAAAAATATATTCCAACAGTTGCTGAAAATCATTTATTTAAGATCAGGCAAAGAATACCTGATAACTGGCGTTTCGCTAATAATTTCAGTTCTACTATCTCGAATTGCAACATATCCGCACCAGTTCATCAAGACCACGCCAATGTAAAAGGTGCTATAAATATGATTATTACCAAAAGACGTAACAGTAAGGGAGGTAACTTACACGTACCTGATTACAATGCCACGTTTGACCAGACCGATAATTCATTATTGGTATATCCAGCTTGGCGTAATAGGCACGGAGTTACACCGATTATTCCTACACATCAGGGAGGTTATCGAAACTCTCACGTTTGGTACGCTCTTGATTCCTTTCACAATCTAGAAAAATAGTGAAAAAAAAGAAGGCTACACAATCAGAAAAAGATTATAGAACTTTTAAAATTGCTGCATTTCTTGCACGTGGTGTAACGCGCTCAGAAATAATAAAATATACCGCGGCTGAGTGGGGGTTGAAGTTAAGACAGACAGAACAGTATATCCAAGACGCCCGTATCATTCTCAAGAAAGATTTTGACATAGACAGAAGGCAATTTACCGCGGACATTTTAAGCCAGCTTTCTACCCTACAAAAAGAGGCAAGAAATAACAACCAATTACACGTTGCATTAGGCTGTATTAACTCAATGGCTAAGATTGCACAGATCACAACATGAGCATCTTAACTAGAGAAGGATCAGTATTAGATATTGCAGGCACAAGTGGAGTTTCGATTGATATAAACCAATTATTAGAAAATATTAGAAATGATCTTCACGAACCACAAAAACAATTTTTTGATAACAGTAATACTGAGATACTAGGCTTATCAGCTGGTTATGGTGCAGGGAAAACTAGAGCGCTTTGTGCAGTATGTGTAAAACTAGCAGCACTTAACGTAGGATTTACAGGTGCAGTAATGGAGCCTACAGGTTCATTGATTCGAGACATCTGGCAAAATGATTTTGAACAGTTCTTGGAACATTATGAAATACCTTACTCTTACAGGGCTAGTCCATTACCTGAGTACATATTGCATTTACCAGATGGAGATACGAAGATACTATGTAGAAGTTTTGAGAACTGGTCACGTATAATCGGTCTAAACTTGGCTTTCGTGCTGGCAGATGAAATAGATACAGTTGCACCATCGGTCTGTGATAGAGCATTTCCGAAGATTCTAGGTAGGTTAAGGTCTGGTAATGTCAGGCAGTTTTGTGCAGCAAGCACACCAGAGGGTTTTAGATGGATGTGGAATACCTTTGGATCAGAGGCAGCACAGGAGAGATCAGACCGAAAGCTTATAAGAATGAGAACGCAAGACAACCCACACTTGCCAGAAGATTTTATAGAAAGAATGCAAGCAAACTACGACCCTAGTATGCTGCAAGCTTACCTCAACGGAGAGTTTACCAACCTTACTACTGGACAGGTATATGACAGATTCGTAAGAGAAGATAACATTGTAGATACTATTCCAAGTATCCAGATGGAGCCATTAAGGATAGGAGTAGACTTTAATATTGGAAATATGAGTGCGGTTATAGGAATTAAATTAGGGGAAAAATTGTTAATAATTGATGAGATTGTGTCAGCACATGATACAGACGCACTTGCACAGGAAATACAGCGTAGATATCCTTCTAATAAGATTTACGTCTACCCTGATGCTTCAGGCGGCAATCGTAGTACTAATGCAGCAAAAACAGACATACAGATTCTTGAATCCTATGGTTTCACTAATCTTTCAGCCAAAAGCAATCCAGCAATCAGAGATAGGGTCTCTGCCGTACAGGGTTTGTTATGCAACGGAAAAGGGCAAGTACGTCTACAGATCAATGCCAGTTGCAGACGTATGATTGAATGTCTTGAGTTACAGAGTTATACAGATAAAGGAGAACCAGATAAGGACGCTGGCTACGACCACATGAATGATGCATTAGGGTATCTGGTTTGGAGAGAGTTCAATCCATTATTTGCACGTGCGGGCAAACCTACAGGCATTAGAATATATTAAGAACATGGTACTATTGAGGCAAAACTGTGTATAGCTCACTAAATATTTACAATCAGCCCATAACACAAGCTGCTACAACAGTTGCCAGCCCTAATGCGGCCTATCAAAGAATGGCTCAATTTTGGGACTTAATTACAGACTTGAAGGAAGGTACATACAAGATTAGAAGTGAACATAGAAAATATTTACCACAGGAAGCTAGAGAAACTGACGATAGTTATGACGTAAGACTAAGTAGGTCAACAGTAGTACCATATTTGCAGCGTATAGAGAAAATGCTTTCAGGTATGCTAGTAAGAAAGCCAGTAAGACTAGATGATGTCTCGGACTTAGTAAGAGAGCAACTATTCGATGTAGATTTAGAGGGTAATGATCTCAATGTGTGGCTCTACCAAACAGCTAGACAAGCTATTAGCTTTGGTCATGTGGGTGTTTTAGTAGATGCACCAAAAGAAGGGGATAAGACTAGGCCATATTGGGTTACTTATACACCAAAAGATATTTTAGGCTGGCGGTCTGAAATTATTGAAGGATCAAGGCAGTTGACTCAGCTTAGACTAATGGAACAAGTAGTAGAGCCTGATGGTCAATACGGAGATAAAATAATAAAACAAATTAGAGTTTTAGAAAGAGGTAGATACGAAATTCATAGGAAGGACGAAAAGAAAAACGAATATAAATTATTTGATGAAGGAGAAATGAGTCTAAAAGATAAGATTCCCTTTGCAGTTGCTTACTCTAATAGAGTTGGTTACTACGAAAGTCGCAGCCCACTTTATGACATAGCAGAACTAAACCTTAAGCATTATCAAATACAATCTGACTTAGATAATATTTTGCATATCAGTTCTGTACCATTGCTTGCTGTATTCGGATATCCCAATGCTGACGAGATAACTACTGGACCGAGTGAGGCACTTTCTTTGCCTCCAGAGTCAAGAATGGAATACATTAGCCCATCAGGAGACAGTTATGATAGCCAGTTTCAGAGATTAGCGGATATCAAAGACCAAATAAATACACTATCATTAGCAGCTGTACTAGGTCAGAAGCTAGTAGGAGAATCAGCAGAGGCCAAGCAAATAGATAGATCACAGAATGATTCGACCATGATGGTAATAGCGCAGCAGATGCAAGACTTAATAGACAACTGCCTGAGATTCCACAGCGAATACTTGAATGAAGCAAACGCGGGTAGCTCTTTTGTTAATAGAGATTTTGTTTCTGCAAGATTACAGCCACAGGAAATAACCAGCTTACTAACTTTGTTTACCGCTGGAACTATTACACAAGAAACATTATTGAACCAGTTATCAGCTGGGGAAGTCTTAGGCGATGATTTTGATGTAGAGGAAGAGATTGAAGGTACACAAAGCGGTGGCCTAACAGAATCAGAACCACCTGAAGAGCCTGATCCAGAGCCTGAAGATGAAGAGGAGGAAGCACCAGAGGAAGAATGATAAATGAGTATTCCAGAGGTATTCTTTAGGGAGACTATTGACCTAAATAGATACAGTAACGCTGTAGCTAATAAGTTTGTAGAAAACTATATTCAAATAATTTACGATACTACAAAGCAATTAATTGAACTAGATAAAAGGCAAAAGAAAACAGGGGTAAATATAGCAGTAGCTCCACAAACAAGAAAAAGACTAAGAGCAATACTTGCACAATCTAAAGCAAGCATGGACAGATGGAATAAAGATGCAACAAAGCAAATGATAAAAGAAATGGAAGGTTTAGCAAAGATACAGACAGGGTTTATAGAGGGTGAATTGCAAAAAGCAGTTAAGTCTGGTGGTATTCCAATAAATTCAGTTGCAGTTAACCAAAGGTATGCAACTTCCTTTGTTAAAACAGACCCCACGAAAATCAATATATTTACCAGCAAACAATTTACTGAAGATGATTTTATTAAGTTTGGGTCTGGTAAGTTTGAGCTAACCGCTAGGCAAGGTGCAATGATGACTTTGCCTAATGGTGAGACAGTAGAAAAAGCTTTCAGAGGTATAGCTACAAGGAATCAAGCATTATTAGCAAGAACAATTAGAGCTGGTGTATTTAGTGGAGAATCAGTAAATTCTATTGCAAAGAAATTAGTTGGTGAATTAAATTTCGAAGATACTGCAAAAGCCGCTGGACAGACAAAGCTTGCAACTCATCAAATCAAGACAATAGTAAGAACTTCAGTTAATCAGGTACAGAATCAGGCTTCTCAAGCTGTATATGCAGCTAATAAAAAAGTAGCGCCTAGATATGAATATGTAGCAACCCTAGATAGCAAGACTAGCAACGTATGCAAAAGGCTTGATGGCAGAAAGTTTCAGTATAATCGTGGACCCACTCCGCCACAGCATTTCAACTGTAGGTCTACCACAGTTCCAGTTGTTGACTATGAAGGATTAAGTAAGCGTCAAGGGTTTGAAGATTTAACAGAACCACCAGTAGGAAAGGTAGTTAGTAGACCTAGTGCTACTGGAAGAGTCCCACAAGGCACACAATATGGTGATTGGTTATTGCAACAAGATAAAAAACTACAAGTTAAGACTCTAGGCACAGCAAAAAAAGTCGATTTTTTTAAGAAATTAGCAAAAAAAGAAGGCTCTGGACACGCAGCAATAAGGAAGATGATAAGGAATGATGGAACAGAACTACCTCTTGATAAGTTAGAAAAAATATATGCCAAGCCTAGTGTGGCTAAGAAGGTAGTCGCACCAAAAGCACCTAAGATTAAGACATCACCAACTATGTCTACTGAAGGTGTTGATACATGGCTAACTAAGAACAGATTTGGAGATATTCAGCAGTTTACAGAGGATAGCTTAGACGGAATGGAGACTCTAGGCGGCTTGACTGAAAAGCATATTAAAAAGATGAGAGCGTTTATGAAAAAAGGCAATATAGTAAATCAATTCAATATGAAATATGAAAACACTGCAAGTATTACTACTTTAAGACAAAGATTTTTAAATGGTAAAAATTTAGAAGCTTTTGCCAAGTCAAATGAAACTGTTATCAAGAGGTTTAGGGCTATAGATAAGATTCCTAATGAAGATTTGATAGCAGAGGTTAAGGATTGGAAAACAAGGTGGAATGGTCGTGGAAATTTAAAAATAGGCAGCCATGAAAGGTTGTTTGAAAGAAATATTAGTATATTAAAAAAAGGGGGAATGATTGATGTAGATTTTCAAAGAAAGGTAGTTAATAGTTTATTTGGCAACGCTACTGGCAGTACAAATGGCTATACCATTATGAACTCTGGAATGGTTCATACCAGATTAAGAGACGGAGCAAAAAAAATTAGTTCAGCTAGTGCTAAAAGAATAAAAAAAAGTGCTGCCAGCACACTAGATAACAATGCCAAACTAAGTGGAATAAAAGGTTCTGCATATGAAAGACGATTACAGGCAAGAAAACTTGGATTAGAAGCTGAAATATGGTCAAATTCAGACCCAATGGACGCAAGTATAGATTGGTTCTCTACTTTTGTTCATGAAATGGGACACCAAGTACACTTTCAAGCTGGTATGCCAAAGCTAGGCAGGCGTTTTTTAAGTTTAAAAGGCATGACCTATCCGACTCAATATAGTCGTAAAGACGTAGCAGAGCAATTTGCAGAATCTTTCACACAGTATATTTTTAATCCAGAAGGGTTGCAAAAGAATGCACCACGTTTGTATAAATGGGTAGATGAAACCTTTGAGGAGGCCATGAAAAACTTATGACACCATTTGAAGCGCTAGAACTTTCAAGAAAATTTCCTAAAAACAGATCAGTAGTAAAACGTATTTACGATGCATTGCAAAAAACTAGAGGGGCTAATAGAAAAAAGTTTGAACAGATAGTTGAAGGTTTGTATGTAACTGCCATTGATGACGAGGACTTTGACATACTTAACAAATACTTTGGATAGCTATGCCATTAAGAAAAGGTAAATCACAAAAAATTATCTCAGCTAACATTCGTAAGCTAATGAGAGAAGGTAAGACACTTAAGCAGGCTCAAGCTATTGCATTGACAACTGCTAAAAAACGTAAAAGGAAGTAATATAGTTACAGCTACTTTTATTATTATGCCTTCACACTACGGATCAATGAAACCAAAGGGTAAAAAGAAGAAAGTAAAAAAGGGTGGTAAAAAGTAATGGGATATATTTTTAAAGTTCAGGGTGAAGAAGAAACAAAAAAACCCAAAGAAACTAAGCCAACTGCAAAAAAGAAATCTAAAAAGTGACTAGAAAACTAAGGCGAGTTCCAAAGGACAAAAAGACAGGGCTACCTAAAAAATACCTGTCTGGTGCCAAAAACAAATCAGCAAAAGCTGCTGAGATTAAGAGAACTGCCGAGGCTTACAGAAAAGGACAGTATATTGATATTCAAGCTGTATCTAAATCTCGTACTAAACAAAATGTCTCCACAAGCAAAAAGAAGAAAACCACTAAGCGCAAGCGTAAAAGCTAACCTTAAAAAAAAGGCTGAAGGTACACGCTTTTTTTATGGGGAACTTGCAGCAGTTTATAGAAAAGGTCAAGGCGCATACTTGTCTAGTGGTTCAAGAAACGTACCTATGGCAGCTTGGGCTATGGGTAGAGTTAACAGTTACATGAGAGGGGATAAAGCCAGAACAGCAGATTCAGCAATTTATTCAAGGTACAACAAAAGAAGATGAAGCTAACTACAAGACAAAAAAATACTTTAGCTAAACATCAAAAGGCGCATGGTCATACAAAAGCGCACATGGATTTTATGAAACGCAAGATGAGAGAAGGTGTTTCATTTACAGAGGCTCATAGGTTAGCAATGAGAAGGAAGGGCAAATGAGTGACCCTAGACTTAAAAGGTTTGGACTTGCTGGTTTTAATAAACCTAAGAGAACACCATCACACCCAACAAAGTCTCATGTTGTTCTGGCAAAAGAAGGCGATAAAGTTAAATTAATTAGATTTGGAGCGCAGGGCGCAGACACAAAGCC